CATGGTTACAGGCAATGCTACTGTTCCGTAATAAGCGCTGCCGCTAGTAACGTTACCCGAAAAACCTAACGCATAAACGCTAGATGTTGTTCCGCTAGTGTTTAATGGCGCATAGTAGTACCGTTGACACAAAGCCAATTCAGTCCCATAAGGGCGATAGTCAAAACTTGTGGCTGTTGAGCCTTTTTCTAGCTGTACGCCTGTGATGTAGAAAGTCGCACCGTTTGTTCCGACTACTGACGTAGCGCCTGTGGATGATAAATAGTTTCCTGCCGACCATGCGCCAGCAGTAGTGCTATACGTTGTGCCTACGCCAAAGCCTAAAGTAAGACGAATACCAATTCCGTTGGTAGTTAGCCATGTTCCGCTTGTATCGCCAGCAATCGTTACTGATTTTTGTTCCCATGTATTTGCAGAACTGATTGTGTAGCTAAATGGATAACTGCGGTCTGCCGCGTTGTTTCTTAACGCCCCGCCAAATGTTCCTGTAAGTGATGAACGAACCCAAAACGACAATGTAACTGTTACCGCAGATGCTGTACCCCATGCTAAATCTGCAACATTTAATCCTTCAATTTTTTGACCAAACGCAAAAAAATCGCCAGCTGCAATAGAATACGCAGAAGATGATGTTGCAAGTAATGAATTTATAAAACCTGTTGTTGCTGTTGTTGATTGAGCCACAGTTGCTTTTGTGGAAGCACTAGCAACATATTCCCACCTGTCAACTGAATACCCACCAGCCGTCAACGAAGTTGCTCTTTGATCAACAATCATCGCACCATTGATGATGCGGTTACGAAAAGCAGGTGTTGAATAATCAAGAATAGCCGTACCAGTGTTAGCCGGAAACGTCAGAGTGTTAGTGCCGGAAACAGCAGATGCTGCAATAGTCAGCGTTCCGCTTGTTGATCCATCCATTGTGATGTTGTTGCTAACAATTTTTACTTTTGTATTGTCTTGCAACAGCTTGCCAGTTGTTCCCGAAAATGTAGGAATGGCATTTGCTGTAGATGATGCAGGCCCGACAACATCTCCGGTTGCTGTTAAGACAACGTTCAGTAATTGAAACCGCGTTCCATCGTATTCAATTAACACAACCGAATTCGCAACTATGTTGCCTGCTACAAGAGCAGTCGTACCGTTCTTAGTGATCGACTTAACGCCAACGCCGTCAATGTTGATTGTGACAGCGCCAGTATTTGTATTTGCAGCAACAAACGAGAATTGATTGCCCACAGCATAAGCCGTTAGCGCAGGAGTCATTGTTCCCGTAAGAGTGTCAGTACCCGTTACCGTAATGAGCTTGTCAGTTCCGCTTTGAATCTGCGAGTAACGAACAGCGTCCGTCCCGACAGTAGCAGCACCAAGACCTGTTATCTTGAAGCCTGCTAGTGGAATGTTGGCAGTAACAGTCGTCTGACCGTCTTTAGTGATAGCCGTAGAAAGACCCGTTGCCAGGTCAGAAGTCAGCGAGTTAAACGCCGTCGAACTGATAACAGTACCAGTTACGACAGGCTGCCCTGCCGTGTTAATTTGGAACGTCCCTGAACCGTTGTAGCTCAAAATATTCTCCTTTAATCTGCTGCTGACCCGGCAACTACACCGGCTCGTTTAGCTGCTTGTAATTGCGCCTGCGAACGTCGCGCCTTCTCTAGTACCGCTGCCATTGCTTGCGGGTCTTGCAGCAATCTCGCTAAGATTTCCTGACCTTTTTGACCTGATTGCATCAAGGCTTTGCCGACAACGCTGCCTGTTAATTGACCTACTGCTGCGCCAGGTAAACCGCCAATCATTGCACCAACGCCCGTTGCAGCTTGGTTTGCCAATACGCGAGACAAATCACCTGCGCGAGTTGATGCCGCCATTTCTGTTGCAGTTCCCGGCCCGCCCGTTGCCCGCATATTCATGGCTTGCGAACTTCTAAACAAATCTTGCTTAAGAGCTTCAACAAGTTGCCGATCTTGCGGTGTAAGTTGGTCAATCGTCTTGCTGCCAAACTGTTTTTGCGATGCCGTCTCAACTGCACGACCAAACGGCAATTCACCGCCATAGCCTTTTAATGATGCAGGAACGTTACCCTCTGCCATGCCGCGAGAAATCTTGTCGATTACGTCTTGCAATGCTTTGCGGCTGTTTATGTCTTTGCTTTCAGCACCGTACTTTGCAAGGTATTGAGACCATGCGCCATCAGATAGACCATCAAGGTTTTCGTCTATGCCTTTAACGACACCCATTGTTTCGCTTCGAGAAGCAGCAGCAGCCGCGCCAATATCTTCATTGATGCCGGTTTTTAGTTGCCCCGTCAATACTTTGCGAACCGTGTAAAGCTGTTGCGGCGTAATGCCTTCAGGGTTTGCAATCTCACTTTGCACATACTTGACAAGTTTCTGCACCGCAGGGTTGCCGCGTTGCTCACCTTTTGCCAATGTCACAAGTTCTTTATTGATTGCATCAAGGTTTGGTGCAAGTCCTAACGATCCACCTTCACGGGCTGTGCGCTCTGCCTGTCCAAATGCTTGCTGCCTTGCGCTGCCCGTAACTTCATCCCGACGCGCAAGCAAAGCCTCCATTTCTTTAGGAGTGCCTGCCCGCTCTAGCAATGCAGCATATCGAGCGCGAGCGTTTTCAATGTCTAACGGTCGCCACAACTCAGCCGACTGCACGCGGCTACCTGTTTCTAACGTCTGCATCAACGGGTTTTGCGTTACAACAGCCGAAGTGCCACGCACGCCAGGAACAGGCTCATATCCACCGCGCAAGTCTCGAATCAGTTGAGCAGTATCCCCTGCGTCCCGAGCAATCTGCTCCCCGACAACTTCACGCGCACCGACACCGCCCATTCCTCGCGGTAGCGCCCTCTGAACAACTCCAACAGCAGCAGGTAATGCACCACCCGCTGCACCCATAATTGCAGCGTATGTGCGATCCTCGGGGGTCAGAGCGGCACTCGTAGCGGCACTTGTTCCAGCCATTTCTGCGGTCTGCCCGATTCGTCCACCAAGGCTAGGAATCATCCGCGAAACGCCGGGAATCATCGACACTGAACGCATAGGCAACGCAAACCCCATGCCTGCTTCACCGCCCATGCTGCCTAGCTGCGTGCCTGGCGTGGCTTGGCGCACCATCTTCAATTCCTCAATGTCTTGCCGAGGAATGTCAGTAAACAAGCCTTTGATGCCTTGTGCTGCACGAGGAAGCACAGTACCCGCACCAATCGCAACTTGCTTAGCAAACGGTTCTGCTCTAACTTCTTGCGACACACGTTCAGCCATTGTTGGTTCTCTCGGCGTTACTCCCGCCTGAGAAAATACCATTTTCATGGTGTCCGTCAGTTCTCGGATTACTTCAAAATTAGGATTTGGCTTGCTTGATTCCAAGGCAATAGCCGCCTCAAAATCTTTAAGCGATGGCGCTAGAACTGGCTCAGCCATTACCTTCTCCCTTTCATCGCGGCATTCAATGCATCTTGTGCGCCTTGCGACAAGCCACCGGCGCGTTTTTGCGCTATTTCCATGCCAAGAATCATATTTTTCTGAAATTCTCTTGCAGCTCTTGTAAATTCTTCACGAGATTGAGAAACATCCATGCGATTGATAGCTTGACTAGCTTTTGTTCCTTCTATTTCAGAAATAGCGCCGCTACCTTTCATTTTTTCTATTGCTTCAAGGAAAGATTGTCCTTTCACTTGGTTATACATTGACACAAAATCAGCACCACTTGAGCCGGGAACAAAAGAACCTAGTCTGCCAATTGCACTACCAACTGCGTTAATGCCAGCATGAGGTTGCGTAATTGTTTCGCCTTTTTCGTTAACTGTACCAACCATGCGATTTACAAGATCAATCATATTTTGCCCTTGCGCTATCCGCGCTGGCAGAACTTCTTTTGCTGCTGCTTGATTTTTAAATTGATCTGTTAACAATTCAGCTTGAATTTTTCTTTGCGTGTTTATTGGCAAGCCAGTACGAGACAAATCAGCAGGCAATCCTGTGCCCTGTTGAGCAGTAGGCGATACTGTTGGCGCGGGCGCTGCTCCTCTCGGTGCGCTTGGCGCATTCATAACCGTAGGCGCATTGACCGGTGGTTGACCAAACAAACTAAACGGTTGCGGTGCAGTAGGAACTGCTGCGCTCATACCAGTATTGGCTTGTGTATTAATTTGCTGATCACGCAATCGAGCCAAATCTACTTGCAATCGTTGGAATTCAACAGGCGTTACTTGCCCCGTTTCTTTGCCAATGTACCCGCTTAAGGCTTGCTGCACTTGCGGGTTTTGCATCATTGCAGGCGTAAGCATTCCCAGTTGCTGCAATGTGCCTACAAAGCCACCCATAGGCTGAACAATGCCTCCTTTCGGCGGCGCATACGGGTTCACGGGAACTTTGACAGTTCTGCCAGTATCGGGATCGGTTGTTTCAATAAATTCTTGTTTAACGCGAGGATCAAGAATTGATTGATCTTTGCCACCAGTAGCAATGAAAGCTCGCAAACTTTCGGTTGTGTAATCTTTTGGATCAATCTTACCGAATGCTGTTTCAGGCCCTTTAACCATATTTGCAAGCAATGCGCCGCCTGTTGATTGCACCATCGGATTAACTGACCCCATAGACAATTGAAGTGCGCGGGCAAGATTAGGTTTGCCTTGTGGAATATTGGGCGCTCCACGTTGTGCAGGAACTATTAATTTTGGAGTGACACCCATTTCAACTGATGCTTGCTGTTGTTCATTGAGCTTATCCATCAACTGCGGGTTATCTTCAAAATCTCGTGCTTGTGGCACAAATGGCAATGGTTCTATATTTTCCGTTCCTGGTTGAGCAGGCGAACCTTGCAACGCATTAATGAATTGCTTGCCTTCTTCTGCGGATTGTGTACGGTACTTTTCGCCCAATGCTTTCTGCTCGTTAGCCAAATCTTTTTGCGTTTTGACTGCCATGTAGCCTTGCAACGCTTTAGCAAGACCTGTAAGCGGCGAAGTCCTTGCCTGAATGCCGCCATAGCTAAACGTCTCAGCAGGCTGAAATGCCTGTTGCTGCATCAACTCTGCCATCTTTTGACGGCGAGCAATATCAGCAAGTTCAGACTCGTATGGGCTTGGCAAATTGAAATTTACGGTAGCCATTATTGACTCTCCTGATACACATTCAAATCAGTAGGCGTTGAAGCATCTTTTGCATCATTGCTGCTGTACGGATTGATTGGCTTTTTCTTGAACAATTTAGCAATATCCATAGGCGACATTCCGCTAGACGATTGTGCAGGCGCTTGTGGCATCTGCACCTTTTGCTCGGGCAGAATGTAGTTTTCCAATGCCTGCGCCATGCGAACGCGCTTTTCTTCGGGATTGAAGCTATACATATTGTTCATGGTTACCCTTATTTAAACCAACCGGGATTCATTCCTACCACTTGGCCGCCAGTCCCTAACAAATTATAAAGCCCCGCATTCTGAGCATTAACATTAGCTGACTGAATGCCATAGTTCTGCATATTGGCCTGGCCCTGTGCTTGTGCCCCCGCAAAGATCGGAGCAGGTGCAACAGTCGGGCCTTGATAGCCTTGAAACTGCGGCATCTGAATCTGCGAGCCTGACATAAGACCCGTGATCTCGTTTAGAGGCTGTTGACGCAAATACGATTGACGCTGCAATTCTGCTTGCTGTGCTGCGTTCTGCGACCCCATCAACGCTTGTTGCTCGCCAAATCCTGCTGCCCGCGCTTGCGTATCTAAGCCAATGCCTTGCAATGCGGCCTGGCTTAGCAAGTCGTTGCGGTTAAAAGCCTCTTGCGCTTGCGACGTTCTGTAAGCCTGTGAACCTGGCGTTATGCCTTGATTGGCAAGCTGATTTTCAAGACTAGCCTGCCGCCCTGCTAGTTGCGGTGCAAGTCGAGCCATGATCGCTTCTTGACCCGTCATGCCTGCATTGACCGGTGCTTTAGCTAACGCAGACGTATCAAGCCTAGTCTGTAATGCTTCGCCTGCTGTACCACTAGGAGCAAACGGGGTGCTGATTACATTCTGCGCTTGTTTTGTACCCGTCTCACCAAGATTTGCCAATAGCTGTTGCACACGTTGCTGCGAAGCAAGTGTCTCGGTTGCTGTTGGGGTAAGCGTTTGCGTAACAGTAGGCTGATCGTCTGCATAGGTTACGGTCTGCGTACCCAAAGGCGAAACGATGTTCGGGTTCGACATCTTTCCCTGTAGACGCGCTGTGTCTATGTTGGCAGCGCCTTGAGCTTGTGCAGCACCTGTGTAGTCCGGTGCGGGCGGCGGCGATGGAGCACTTTTACCCATGATTAACTCCTAGTTTCTTACTATATCGATCAGTCAAAAATCTGCAAGCGTCATGCTTCATTGTAAAAAAAACAATGTCGCCATCCACCCTTGCATCCTTAATTCGGCTTTCTTCTAAAAATCCCATGTTCGTCACTAGCTTGATGCTCGCTGCGTTGTCGCTTCCTACCGGCACTATGATCTTGTCTACTTGGCACACGTTGAACGGGTAGTCAAAAATTGCTGCTAGGTATGCGCTCGTTATCCGTCCTTCTATTGCTATGTGACACCAAATGCTCTTTCTGTTCCAATTCTCGTAAATCACGCCTGCAACTATCTCATCGTCCTTGCACAATCCTATCGCTTCGCTGCGCCCTTCAAAGTAGCCGCCCTCAACGCGCTTAGCCACCCAATGCCCGATAGCCGGGCCTTTCGTTATATACCTGCCCATCCGGTTTGATACACAACGTCCGTTGATGCCCATTCAATCTGCAAGCCTTTGCTCGCGCTTTTCATTTGAATCGCACCGCAATAGCCGATACCTGTAATGCCTTGCCAGTTGTTCGTAATTGTTGCGCCTGATCCCCACAAACCAACATCCCATAACGCCGTATCCCAAAGACCAAAAGTTTGCGGGCTAAACGACAATGCTGCCGTTGTGTCTGATACATCAAAATCGACGTTCATACCAACAAAGATAGCCGGTTGCCCATTAGTGAAAATGCTCGGTCTTGCGCGAGTGAAATACTTTTTAACACCGCGAGAGCCAAAATAGTTGAATGCTTGCAATGTGTTTGCAGGAATGTTGTTGCTGTTGTCTTGATAGTCCAACGTCCAGGCTTTGCCGACAAAACCATTCCCACCGAAATACGGGTCATCTGAGAAGATTTCCCAACAGTTAGCATTCCAATTAGTAAAGTTACACCACGCCTTCGTGATGTTGTTCATTACATACTGTTGCTGCTGAGAGCCTTCAGCAATCGGCACATTTACAAACAACGCGTTGTTTTTCGAGTTGTAGATAATCTGCCAACCGAAATTGTCTTGATACGTTCTTGTAGCTTCAGCAAACGCACCTTGTATCTTGTCTGATAGCGCAATCCTCGGATCAAGCCTTGAGCTTTGAATCGCCGACGCTAGTGGGTACAAACCGTCCAAAGTAAGGATCAGCAGATCGCCTGCATACTTGAACATACAACGTTTGCCAATAGGAGTGCCGAGCTTCCAAACGCCCATCAGCGCCCACGTCGATGCAGAGGCCGGGTCAGTCCCTCGATAGGCAATGATCTCGCCATTGCTAGTGACAAACACCAAGTTGTCGTCAGCGCCGTAGCCTGCGTCGATTGTCCATGTGCCGATTGAGACAAGATAGCCGCCAAACCTAGCAACCGAACTTAAGTCGATCTGCTCAGCCACACCCGCTATCGAGGAAGTCGGCAGATACCATGCGACAAGGGTGTTCTTTTGAATGAACCACACCCTGTTCTTAAACAGCGTCACGTCATCAAGGGTCGTGGTAGTAACGCCCGTAATGGCCGGGGATGAAATTGCTGTAATTGCAGTCCAAGTCGTGCCGTTGTAGAGCAAAGGCGCATCAACGCCATTCGCGCAATACATGAACGAGCCGCCAGGCGTGCTGACGTTGACATACTCCCAACGAGAATTACTAAGCCCTGATACTACTGCTGCGCCAACAGCACCGCCTGCGGTTACGTTGTAGATTTTCCCGCCCGCTACTGCGAACAGCTTTTCTGATGCACCGCCTGAGTAGTTAAATAGACTCTCGACCTGCCCTGTGATGCCCGTTGCGTATTGTTGATAACCGCCGCGCAAATTGACGCTCGACACAGCGGGGAACATATTGGTCAACTGCACAGCATCAGTCGCTTCCATATTTGCAAGCGAATCCCGCGCGTTCCATCCACCAATGGGAGCAGGCAAGGAAGCCACTTGCGCGGCAGTTCCCTGGACCATCATGCGTTGGCGTGCGCTGCGTGCCATCAGTTCGTACCGTATCCCGAGTCGGGAATGTTGTCGTAGCCGATCAGGACTGTGCCTGGACGCGGTGCAAGCGACAGATTGGCAGACGACATATCGAGAGCCTTTGCAGCCTCAAACTCTGTCATGTAGTTACGCATCATTGCCGTTGTATCGAAGCCTTTAGCCTCGAAATACTTTAGCTTAGTTGCGTTAACCATCAACCGATCAGGATAGATACAGGTGTCGGTGTCTACGGTAAACGAGTTCTTGACTGTGCCATCAGCAGCAGCCGCCCATCCCTTGCTGCGGTACTCCATTCCCAAGTATTCAGCGGTAGACATACCCGGCCATATTTGGAAATACGCACCAAGCAAACGCCAACGGATACGCGGGCCGGTTGAGATATAGCCCGACAGCAGCCATTCCCATTGCTGAGCATCTTCAGGGCCTAGCATTTCCCAATGTTTCGACCGGTCCCACATAGTTCGCGGAACGAGACTTTCGTAGTCAGAGGGAAGCGAATACTTTATTTTCTGAAAATACGCTGTTGCAGCAATACCGTCAGCAGAAAAGTCTTGATTGACTGTTACCTGCGTCCCTGAGTCTACAGAGACGATATAGGTATTCTGATTGATGCCTGTGCCTTGAACCTGATACGTTGTATCAAGCCCCGCAGTCGATGCCATTGTGATGGTACGAGCTGCGGTAGTCCAAGTGCCGGTGGTCGTAATGTATTCGGTATAAAACGAATATTGTTTTGTCAGTTCCCGCCAAGCGTGGCGACGAAGAAACTCGTATCCATTCGCGTTCATCAACGCGAGAATTTGGATAACGTCTTGGTTTGTGTTTCCTGCTACGCTTGTCGGGGTTGCAACGCCAAGCTCATTAGTTGTTTGCTGCACCAACTCCAGCATGGTCGTCGTTGACATTCTCTTTCCTCGGTCTGCCAGGTTTACGCTGCTCTAAAAGCATCGCCATCTGTGCCTTAAGTTCTTCAAGCTGTGCGCGTGTTTGTTCCAACTCGCTACTCGAAACCTTTTGATTCTTGTTCAACAAGTAATTGCGGGCACGTTCGCGCAATCCCACACCGCCCATTCCGATTCGTTGAAGCTGAGTATCGCTCGCCGTTGCAACTTGTTCAACCGTCTGAAATTTCAAAATCTGAAGTTCAGCCAGTTGGTTGTCGTTCAATTCATCGGGCCGGTCTTGAAACCAATCTTTCAGCGGCGTGCCGATAACCGGACCATCACCGCTTTGCATCTGAAAATGCAGCCATTGGCGCGGGAATCGCTCTTTGTGGTCATCCCGCACCGGCTGATCAATTACGGTCGTCTTATCGCCTGGCACTACAATTCGGATAAACGGCTTGCCCTTGTAGGGGTCTTTTTCGGACGTGTAAAACTCGACATAAAGCTGCGAGTCTGCATTGTTGATATCTGAATCAAGTGCCATTGTTTTCTCCTGTGGGGAAAAATTTATGCAGTAAGAACGGATGCCCAAGTAGTTGCGCTAGTTGCAAACAGAATTACAGTTTTTGCGGTTGCAAGGCTCAAAGTCGATGCACCAGCATTAATCGTTGATCCTGCTTTCGGGTAAATCGTTACGGTGCTGCCCGAATCATTACGAATGCCAACCATTGCGCCTGCTTCAGTCGGTGGCAAAATTACGCCGGTACTGGCCGATGAAGTCGTTAGCGTATTCCAAACCGCCGACAATTGCAGAGCGTCAGCAATTGTGCTGCCAACAGCAACAAGACCAGTAGCGCCATCGCCGCAGATAGAGATCGTTGACAATGCAGAATTGCCTGCACCAAGAACACGTGAGGGGATAGCCATGACTACTCCTTAGATTTAATGCCTACAATGCGAAGATCGCGTTGTGGCAAGTGGAAAAATGGTTCTTCAAATTGCACATTCTGAAAACCTGCCTCGGCAAACAAAACACCGATTTCAGCTTTTGAGTAACACCACTTATGCTGCATTGTATGCGGTTCTGCTATTCCAAACAATGCCCTACCGATCAGGTCATCGTGCCGATAACCGGCATTCCACAAGGCAATCACGTTATCAAGACACGGCATCTCAAGGGATAGCTGACCGCCAGGCTTTAGCACCCGCAGCCACTCAAGCAACGTTTGTTTAATCTGCGTGCGCTCAATATGCTCAAACAAATGAATCGCTGAAATCTCGTCAGCATGGTTATCGGGAAGATCAAGTTTCGTTACATCCGAGATCAAGTCTTGATCCCCAATGCAATCGACGTTAACCCAACCAGGCCAATGTCTGTCACCTGCCCCTAGATTGAGGCGAATAGTGTGTTCCATTGCGCTCCAATCTGTTCGCGGGAATAGTGCATTCGGATGTAGCGTTGGCCTTCGCGTACCAAAGCGTTCAATTCGTGCCTGTAAGCCTGAGAAAACTGAATTCCACCTTTAACAGGCCCAAGGTAACAAAAGTGTCTGAATTCCTTGTTTATAACAATCTTACTGCCTATTACAAAGCATCCCGCCATGATTGCATTGATAAGCCGATTGGGGCTTTTGTAGGTTTCCTCGGCGTTTGGCAGCAAAACAATGTTGCTTTCACGCAATAGCTGCTCTTGGGCGGCTGTAGACCACGGCACGCACTCAATCAGATCATTCGGCCCTGTGCAGTACGTCATATCGTACTTTTTGAGCATTGCGTGGTACGGCAAAATTTCTTTCAAATTGCTTTGATGCCCAAGCCACAAAAACTTGTTGCCGTCAGCGTGCGGTTGCCCTCGGTTTTCCCAAGAATCGGGGATTACTTGGGCTTCCCTTTCCGTGTGGCTGCGAATTCGTCGCGCCATTTCCTGAGTCGGACACACAACTGCATGAGCTTCTCGAGCCATTGCTTCATAAAGTTTTCCTAAGTTTGGATGCTCAAAATGGTCGTCACATAGGTCAACTACCGTCTTAGCACCCCGAGCATTAATTTGTCTTAAGACTTCAAGATCGTCAGGATGCGGCTTGGCAAACACCGATATATCCGCTCCCGTAGCATTAATCCGCGAGTCGTCGTTGCAGTATGCAGAGGGTATCTGCGCCCTCAATCGGTAGGATGCCATCTCAGCACCACCGCGATGCAACCAAGTTACGCTGCGAGCTTCCATGCGCTCCTAACCCGCAGGATTTCGGGTATCAACCCGTCGCCCCGCGCTTCAATCGTAATGTCCGGCATAACAGTAAACACAAGTTGAAACTCGTTTGCTTGTTGCGCCATTGCCATATTGCTTACAAACTTCTTGCGGTGCGGAGCTTCGCCAACAAATATTTCAATCGTTTTACCGGCTTTCTCACCCGTGAATCGCTTAGTTCCATCCTCACGAATTGACGAATCGTAACCGTACAGGACGAACTTGCGAAAGCCCAGCAGGTAGCCGAGGTTAATTGCCCGCAGGCCGGAAGTCGTCCCGCCGCCTACAGCAAGCCTTTTACCTATTGCCTGGCATTCAGCATCTTGCGACCAGGAATGCCATAGCAGCACGTTCTTGTCAGCAAGCCAATCAAACATCACCGGCGGGCAGCGTGAAGCCACCATATAGACCGTGTGATCGTTCTTTTTCTGAATGCAGT